TGTTAATTAATGTTTCATCATAAACTAAGAACTCACAACCATACTCACGTCTAAATCTTTCTTCACCAATACGTCCTACTTCTGTCTTTGCCCACTCCTCATCTCTGTCTGGGTGTTCGTCCCATTTAGCAGTAAAGCCATGAAAACCATTTTGACCTATTTCACTTTCGTTGCCATTCTCATCAAATTTGTTTTGTGATTCTTTCCATATGATTGCAAACGTATCTTCATCTGAGTTAGGTGTGCTTGTGATAATTGCACGACCACCTGTTGCTAGTGTTGGAGATATCGAAGTCCAAAACTCATCTGCAATACTTGGATTAACAAATGCAAACTCATCACAGTATAGTAAAGATATTGACATACCTCTTCCTGTGTTACCTGTTGTAGTAGCACTAACTATTCTACTTCCGTTTTCAAACTCCATGCTACCTTTGTTGTAGTTGGTAACACCTGCTCTAATATTGTCAGGACATAATTCATATCCGTATCTAATACGTTGCATAATTTCTTGTGCACCTGTGTATTTGTGTGCGGCAATTAGTATTGTTTGATCTGGATGAAACATAGCATACCATAATAGATATCCCGCGGCAGTTGTAGTCTTACCACTTTGCCTTGGCAACATATTAATATTGAATCTATGATTGTGATAACTTTCTAACAAACGTTCTTGATATGAGAAAGGTGTAAATAGAGTTTTGCCCTGAACAGGATGTTGAATGTTAAAAAACTTTTGACAAAAATATAGATAACCTGTATCAGGATCTATACATTTCTTTAGTTCCTCAATCCCTGCTTCATCAAATTTTTCTTTTTGGTGTGCTTTTTTGGTTAAGACACCGTCTAAACTTTTTGTTGCCATACTAGTATTTATAGGTGAAAATAGGGCTCGAAAGCCCTATTTGGTTTACACTAATTGGGAGGAAATAGTGATTGTAGTTAAATTACTTGCAGTGAGCGTCGTAAAGTTTTTTAATCTTTTCTTCGTTACAACCCGCTTCTTTGTATTTTTTAACTATCTCTGCTTTTGACATTCCGTCATCAGCACACTTTTTAATTTCTTTACCGCTTGGTAAAGCCATCTCTTTGCCTTTACCTTCTTTCATTACTTCTGAAAGTTTAGCTTGTAATTCAGCTTTGATCTCATCTTCAAGTGCCATTGGATTATCTCCGCCTGCAACTTTTGGATATGATTTTTTCTGTCTGTTAAGTCCACCTGCTAAATCATTTTGCATATAAGCTGTGTCTTGGTGTTGTTCATCTGGTGAATTATCCCATTCGCCATCGGCTTCTTTTGCAACTTCATCTTCGCAACCTGGTTCCATGTCGTCCATGCCTTTTGGTGGCATTGGAGGTAGATCCATAACCTTTAAACTTTTTTCTATGTCATCTCTTGGAGACATCTTTGGCATTGGAGGCATAACCTCTGGCTTACCGCCTGCGTCCTTTACCATCTTCATTAAAGTTGCTACGTCATCAGCAGTTTCACCTGACATCGAAATGCTCATGTTTACGGCTTCATTTAATGAATCAATCTTTTTGTAAATATCTTTTAGTTTCATTATTTGCTCCCTACTGGACTAGTTTTACCAACTTCACCCATATCGTGTTTTTGTTCTTTATCTGGCTCACCTGCTACACTTGGATCGTTTGCACGATCTTTTCTAGTAGCTTCAAGCTCTTTAAGTAACTCCATCACTCTGCTGTCGCCTACTTTTTTCTGTGCATCTGGATCAGCTGATTCCATCTCTGAACCTAACTTAGGCTCATAAATTTGTTTGTAATCTTTGTCTTGATATTCTTCTTGAGGTGCTTCTGCATCTCTTAAACAAATGTAAGCTGGATCTATTCCATTTACTTGTGAAATATATTCACCTAGTATTTGTGCAGTAGTAGGATAAGATAATTCTACTTCAAAATAATGAGTTTCTACATTTTGTAATTTAGGAAAATCCAACGGACGTTCTTGAATAGGTGTTTTCTTAGGCGGAGTCATATTAACTAGCCCAAACTTTTGTAAACAGCTTTCGCAACTGTCTGTAAATCCTTCTGGTAAATCTCCAGCAATACCAAACTTAAATTTATAAGTTTTCTTTGCTTCAGTTAAGTATTGTTCAAATGTCTTCATTGTCTTTCCTTATATGTTTATTTATCCATGTTTTTCAATTTATTAAGCAAAGAGTTACGGTCTGTTACTACATATCCTTCACCGTTTACAATGCTATCACCATCAATTCCGCCTTCTTTATCCTGCTTTTCTTTGCGTAATTGCAGTTCAACCATCTTTAGTTTATTCTGTAGCTTAACAGTTTTGGCATCTAAATTAGTTTTAAGCATCTGTCCTGCAACTTCAAACACACGACCACTGTAACGTGATTCTACGTTCATACCCAAATCCATAAGATCATCATATGCAGTCATGGCCTTATCAGCTACTTCATTTAGCTCTTTGTCCGCTAGTTCGCCTAGGCCCTTAACCTGTGGTAGTGCCGCACTGATTTTATCCAATTCAGCTATTTCACGGAAGTCTTCTTTTTGCTCAACTACTGCTTTCTCTTTAGTTTCAGCTTTTTCTTTTTCAGCTTTTATTATTTCCTGGCTGTCAGGTAAGTTAAGCAATTCTTCTAATTTTTTGGTCATATTGTTTGTCCATTATATGCTACTATTATTTATCAACCTTTTCTGGTGCCCTGATGAAAAATGTCTTTTTCGGTAATCACTCTAAAGAAGATCTTCTTATTTTTGCACCAATGTCTTGCGGCTTCCCATTTTGCAACATTCTGTACGTATTGTGCTTGTCTAAATCTATCTCTACCTACTTCCTTTAACTTCATTTGGTTTTCAGGTTTTACTTCTATAAGTTCTGCGTGTTGTTTACCTTTAGCATCTGTATATTGTATTAGAAAGTCAGGAACATATATTGTCATTGAACCTGTTAACGGATTTTTGTAAGGAATCTTTACTGCCTCACTTGCCCATCTTGACACACTAGGAGACTCATCACAGAATTTCATAAAAGCAAATTCCCAACTCGATCTATATAAAGGATTTTTATTACCCAAGTACTTCTCTGGGTGCTTCATGTTGTATCTGCCTTGTGCAAACTTCTTTGCCATGAGCTTATACCAGTATGTTTCTAGTTTCTAATTTATTTTGTGATTGGTCAATTTTATAACCTAGTGAACTAATTTTTTGTCTATTGTAGTTTAGTGTTTCTGTTACAATTTGTGATAATTGTATTTCGTCAAAGCCTTTAAGTGTATCTAACAATTCAAAAACTTTTATACTATCTATTTTTGCTTGACGCATTAATACTGCACCTATTGTTTGTGCAGAAAGTTTTTCAAATCCTCTTGATTCAAAAAATCCTACTACAGCATCAACTTCATTTGAAGGAAATTCTAAAGGTGCTGAATAATATTCGCTAAAAAACTTTTTAACTTTTTCAGTTGATGTAATTGCTTTTTCTGGAATGTTTGGCATTACGTTAACATACCTCCACCTGCATCATTAAGATCATATTTGTTACTTTTACTTATTGAATTTAAGTTACCTTTGGTTACAGAATTAAATGCTTCTTTGGCTTTTGAGGTTGCACTATTCCAAGCACTTGTAATTGCATTTGGATTTGCCGCACCACCTGCCGCCAAGTGTGCTTTTTTAAATCCTTCTGCTTTTGTAAGTGCATCTAGTACACCTGGATTGTTATTAACTAATGATGTTACACTACTTAATGATCCACCATTTAGTTTGCTTACAACTGATGCACCTGCTGAAATACCTGCAACTGCTTCAGTAACATTAAAGTTACTTACATTTAATCCTTTAGGAAATGCTGTGTTGGCAACACCACTAACATCAATGCCACCTGCTTTACCTATTTGATCTTTTAATATACCAAAACCTTCTTGACGTAATCCGTCTTTGCTTAATTGTTTTGCATTACCTATTACACTACCAGTTTTTAAAACTGTACCTAAGAAACTTGCTGGAGAACTAAATGCTTGTCCACTTGTTATATCTCCAAACACATCTGCGGCACCTGCCGCTACTCCACCTTGACCAAACAAGTTAGCCGCACCGCCACCTGCTAATGAATTAGGTGATGGCATCTTATCATAGTGTCCACTTGCCGCACCAAACATCTTAGGTGATGCTCCTTCAGTTACTCCACCTCTTGCATACCATACAGTTTCATATTGAATCTGCATTGTGTTCTGTACAGGATCACTTGAACTGTTGTCCATTGTATCGTGAGCCCATTCACCAATGATAGGATTAACTAAAGTGAAACAAGTATATCTATGTCTTGACATTTGATAAATTTGTATACTTTCAAAGAAGTGTGAATGACTGTCGTTGTCTAGTCCGTATCTATAATGATTACCTTCAGCTTGATATGTATTTGATCTTTGATAAGCACCAGATGTTGTAACAGGATCTGAACTACCATTAAGTGAAGCATAGTTACCATCTTTGTAATAGTAACGATAGTAGGCTTCCCACATAGCAGTAACCTGTCCATAGTTATCATCATGGAATGTAATGTTAACTGGATCGTAATCTAATCTTGTTTGTAAGTTTGCTTTTTTATTGTATTGATGTTTAAGTGTAGTGCTAACAGAATACTTAGGTAAATCAACACTCTTTACAAGCATATTGATTTCTCTTGTTTCTAGTTGCGGAATAATTTTTACTGCAACAGGATTCAAGTTAAAACTTACGTGATATAAAAATTTATGTTTTGGACTTAATCTATGTGCGTCATCTACGTATAGTCTGGCCGCGTGTGAAAAGTCACCAAGGTTACCTTTGGGGCTTAAAGCACCACTTACTACATTGTCCAAAAATCCATTTAGTTTATTTGCCATACTAATATTTATCTAAAAAATAAAGTGCGTATAAAATACGAAAGGGACTTGTTAAAAAACAAGCCCCCTTCAATATTCAGGAAATATTATGATTATTTACGTATCTTACGTAGATCCACCACCTGTAATTAACGTATTAACAGTTCTACCTACTGCTGTTCCTACGCCAGTTCCTTGTGGAGTTTGAATTGCGTTATCGTATCTGATAGCTAATGCTACAGTTACTGGATCGTTAGTTGCGTATGCTAATGTATTATAGTTAGCACTTTCTAAGTAACAACCGTACAATTCAAATGTTTCTAAAACGTTTGCTGTATTGATTCCGTTACCACCATCAAGTATTTCAATTCTTGTAACGAATTTGTAATCGCTACCTGAAGCCGCACTTGATTGTTCAAAGAAATCAAATTGTTTCTGTAGTTGCTCACCAACTAGTTTCTGTACGTTGTTTGAAACATCTTCTCTTAAGTTTAATGTAACTGGTTCCCAAGTATGTTTACCTGCAAGGTATACTCTTGAGTTGTATACATCAACTGTAATCTGTTCGAAACTTACGTTTGGTCTAGTTACGTCTACAACCTGTTTTGTTAGTTCTGTTGTTGGTGTTGATACTCCAAAGTTTTCCAGGCTCACTCTAAAGCGATACTGGAGCTTCGGCATCAACAAGCCCTGATTAGAACTAGATGCACTAGAATCTAATGGGACTGTAATTTTTGATAGTGTTGAAATTGCCATTTAATATCTCCTGTTTAAACTATTTATCCTTTTATAGTTGTGCTATTTCACCTGTATTTTTAAGTCTCAACGGAATGTAAATAAACTCAACTGCTTTGACCGGCTCAATTGCTATGTCTAAGTAAAGCTCATTTCTATCAATTCTTGAAGGTGTGTTGTTTGATTCATCACACACTACTAAGAAGTCATATAATGCTCTTTGTCCTACTAACTCTAACATTAAGCTATCTGCTTGAGCTTTGATTTCATCTCTTGTGATTTTATCATTTGGCTCAAAGATGTAAGGTTTAGCAAGTTTATCTAATTGTCCTCTTAGGTAAATTACTAGTCTAGCAACGTTAATTCTGTCTAACGCACTAGCATTTTTGGCTCTAGTTTTTTGACCGTAGTTGACAAGTCCCGCACCTGTTAAGAACGTAATCGGGTTAATTTTATTGCTGTACAATGTGTCACGTTGTCCAGTGTTTAAAGCAACTGCTTTAAATTCGCCTTCTGAATCAATGAAACCTGCACTTGAGGCGTTAGTAATTCCACCACGTCTTGTTCCTGCTGGAGCAAACCATGGAAACGAAACACTATCGCTTAATGCTATTGTTCTAAGTATACCATGTGACGCTGGAACAACAATGTTTTTACCTGCATTATCACTTGTGAATAAGCTAGGATAAAAAGTTGCCATATACTCATCACTTGTTACTAATCCATCATCGTTATCTTCAACTGCAAGGTTTACGTTAGTTGCATAGTTGTTAATTGTAGTTGCATCAGCACTTAATCTAAATGGTAAGTCACCAACAACAAATGCTGTTAAGCCTCTGTCTGTGTTTAGTGTAACCATTTCACCAATTAACTCTGAGTAACCTGGACAAGCCATCAAGTTAAAGATTCTTGATTGATCGTCTCTAATGTCTTGGTTACTGTTAACCATTGATTGTAATGCTTGGATAACAACTTTACGTTGAGCTTTTCTACCAAATGAGCCTGCACCGTTTGCCTGGTTAGCTGATTCAGTTACCCATCTGTGAGCATAGTAACCACTCATTGACTCACCTGCACCACTGCCAAATCTAGCATTGTTGCCTGATGTATCAACATGGTTTCTAACAAATTTCTTAACGTTAAATCCAGAACGTCTTAAGTTCCAAAGCAACATACCTTTTGGATATAATGCTGGATCTGGTGCGTCTGTATCTAAGAAGTTAGAACTTAATAGTGCTTCAATACTTCCTGCTGTTGCACTATTTGCCCCTGCTGTGTTGTATCTTGCATCAGCAAATAAGATACCATCCTCAGTAGTTTGATCACCGTTATCAACAAGTACCCACTTTAAAGTAGTTGCGTTGTACTTGTAAATTTTAGGATAGTTTTCTAAGTCTGCTGTTGAAATCCATAAGTCACCATTTTTAAGTGCTGTACTGTCTGACTGTAAAGTTGGCTCTGTAGCACTTACGATTGGACCTTTTGGATCTGTTTTATCTCCACTTGCCGCCGCAAAATACGGAGCAGTTGAATCTTGATAACCTACCCAAGTAGTACCATTGTGTATCATAATGTCTACTTCGTCAACAACTGAACTGTACCATAAAGTTTTGTCAGCTGTTAAAGCCGTTACTGCTGTTGCACTTGCAGTATAAGTTAATACCTGCCAGTTACTTGCAACCAAGTCATGTGCAGTATCACCTGTTGGTGCTGTGTATAAGTTTGGTGTACCTGAGTTTGCATCAACATAAGCACTATATCCTGCTAATGCTAATACGCCACCTGTGTCTTTAATTCTAAAGTCACCACCATCGTTATGTGAAATAACAATTCTGTTACTTGCATCAACACTTGCACTTACATTTACAAAGCCTGCACTATTAATAGCACCTGCAATAACATCTGCGTCACTTGAAGCACCAGTAGTTGTTACACTAATAGTTTTTGCCGCTTGTAATGAAGCATTGTTAACTAATGTTTCTGAAATGTCAAATGCGTATGTTCCTGCTGTAACCTGTGCCGCAATTATGCTTGAAGTAATTGATGTTGCACCTGTTGCCACACGTCTGTGAATTTTAAAGTCACCTACTACTGCTGACTCTTCTGCATTATTAAAGTTAATGTAAAGAGCACCTACTGCCAAGTTAGCACCGCCACCAGTTTTATCTAAACCGTATAACGCCGCTTGGTTAGTTGCGTAGATTGGTGCCGCTGTAGTTTCCCACAATTTAGTTGTGTCGTTCCACTTTTTAACGGCCCATTTAGCACCTAAGTTTGGCTCTGTAGTTTTAATCCATAAAGAACCAGTTGGTCTTGGTGCAGTATCAGTTGACTTGTATTCTGGAACTGCTGTATGTGGAGCAATAGTTAAAGCTGGAGCCTTGTAAGTTCCTGCTGTTAATCCTATCTCTGATAATAGTGTAGAAGCATTTGCCGCCAACACTACGTCAACACCAGTTGAGAAAATTTCTAATTTTCCATCTACTACTGCTGAACTAATACCAGCTATACCAGCCGCCGTAATCGCTGTTACTACATCTGAAAGTGCAGTACCACCTGAAGTTACAACAGAACCGTTAATGCTCATTGTAGCACCATTGCTAATAGTTGGATTGCTTTCAGTTCCTGTTACAGTTGCCCATGAATTAATCCATGCACTTGAACCTACTTGTACCCAAGTACCACTTGCGTTTTTGTAGTAAAATTTGTTTAGTGTTGTTGTAGCAACAATGGCATAGTCACCTACTGCGCCAACAGAAGTTTTAGGTGCACCGCCAGTTACTTTAGTTGTATCTGTTATTACGTGAGGAATTTTGTTGCTAAAGCTCTGTCCACCAGTTACAGATGCCGCCGCTGAATTCCACTCAAAGATTCCAAACACACTATTTGCTGTATCAAACCAGTAAGTTCCGTCTGCTGGATTTGCCGCTGGAGCAGTTGCAGTTGCAACCAACTCATTAGTGTTTAAGTCTGCTCTTACTACGTAAGCTCTGTTTGCCACTCCTAAATATGAGTAAGCCGCTTGTAAACCGTATTCGTTTAATTCGTTTCCGTGTAAAGCATTGTTGTTAGAATCTGTATAGAATGTTGGATCTCCAAACAATTCTGTTAATTCTCTTTGAGAAGTTACCAAGTATGGTACTCCTGCATTTTTACTTTGTGTTCCTGTTGCTGTGCCAGTGCCCGAAGCGTTCTTTTTGTCTTGAGCTGATACACAGAAAATCATTGGTACTGTACCTGGTTCCGCTGGTGTGTAAAAACTTTCGTCTATTACGGATACCTGTACTCCTGGTGATGTTAAAGCCATTTTAGTTCTCCTGTTAGCATATTACAAGTATTTATACCAAAACGCATAAACCTAGGCTATAACTACCCAGAAAAAGGGGTCAAAAAGGGCAGGTAAATAACTATATGAGACCTTTATGTGAATGTGGACAGAAACCTGTAGCTATAAACTACTACAAGAAGGGTAAACCTTTCTATAGAAGCAAGTGTGAGTCATGCACTAGGCATGGCAAGCCTCGTGTTTCATTTTCAAAGTACAAACAGTCAGGCTACACTAAAAAGAATGAATGTGATAAGTGTGGATATAAGAGCAAACACAAGGAGCAGTTCTCAGTATACTACATAGATGGTGACATGAACAACATAAGGTTTAGTAACTTAAAAACTGTGTGTGCTAATTGTAGTAAAATTATATATAAGGAAGGGTTTAAGTGGAAACAAGGAGATCTTGTACCTGATCTGTAAGATCATTAACCGTCTTATTATTTTCTAAAATGTGTGTGAATTTTGTTTTAGCCCAAGCCCATTCGCTAGGGTGTACTTCTTTAGGCTCTACGCCAAAGTCCTTGTAGTCTGTAAACCACTGTGGATCTTCCCCACGTACAACTCTCCATACTTGGCCCTTTACTTCATATAGCATTTTAGCCTCGTTTGGAAAACGTACATCAGGAATAACAAAGTTTTTGTCTGGATTATCTAGTATTTTCTTCTTGGTTAAACTAACCCATATACCATCGTAAAAGCCATCACGCATACACTCAGTACCAAATAGTTGTAGCACTAGTCTAGGCGTAATGGTTTCACCGGTCTCTTTTGACCAATATTCATCAACTTCTTCTCGCCATGCTCTGCTTTCGTCCGTTTTGCCATCTAGTAGCTCACGATCCCAATCAAACATAACACTCACAGAGTCTTTAAGTTTGTCAGCAAAGCTAATCTTTTCAAAATCATGTTTTCTAATCAAATAATCAGCAATAGTATCTTTACCCGATCCAATTAGTCCGCAGATTCCTACGAGCATGGTTTAATCCTCAAGTTGTTTACAAGTTTCTTTGTTTGCGTTTAAGCCTGCATCTTTAGAATACAGCCAAACGTATGAATATGTTATTTGTCCATCTGTCGTTACTGCACACTTTTTGCCAAACGCAACTTGCGGTTTGTCTAAATGACCGCTACAAGCAGTCAAGAACATTAACGATACGATAATTAGAAAGACTTTCATATACCAAAGTTCCTTTCGTTAGTATTAATATATTATGTTACTATAGATTTATCTGAAAGTCAAGTAGTTATTAGCCAATTGTGAATCCGTAGCCAACACCACCTGCAACCTGAGTTTTGAGTTCTTCTTCAAGTTTTTCCATTTCAGCAACTGCTTCGTTTTTGAGTGCGTCACCGTTTAGTGTTGATCCACCTTGTGGTCCAGCTATAGTGGCAAATTTGCTTCTTGCTTCTCCAAGCATATACTTACAAGTAGCAAGTGCATAATCTTTGATCCATTGTACAGCTAGGTAATCTTTTAATAATTCTGAATCCGGTCTATAGTTGTAACAATAAAGAAGTAATTCTTCTTCTGCTCTAGGACGTTGCAAGATTACTAATTCTTTTGTAGTAGTGTTCCATTTGAATTCAATAAATGATCCAAACATTCTTCCTACTAATTCTTGGTACTGACTGAACATATCATAAGTTGCTAGTCCGCCCATGTTAGTACTTGCTAAAAGATATGTGTTTGTGTAAGCAAGGTTAAATGGTTCAAACAATGTACCACCATCTCCACCACCTGTACGTGATCCAATTGAACGTCTAAATATCCTTCTTACTTCAACTATTTCTTGAGGTAAAATATATGTGTTTTGATCTATGATCGTTGGAAGGAATATATAAGACTCTTCAACAGAATTATCTGATCTTTGTCTAAATTTAGTGAGTGATTTTTTCAATGCTGTTTCGTAGTGCCCTGGATCAAGCTCTACGTCTACCATACCACCACCTAAACTTAGGTTTATGTAATCAAATACTTCTTGTTTCTGCGTTGTTAAATCTGCCATAATCTTCTGTCTCCATATGTATTTATACGTTCGATAAATACTAATGTTATGCCAAGACTCAGTTTATACAAACCCGAAAAGGGCAAAGATTACGATTTCCTAGATAAAACCATCACGGAAATGTTCACAGTAGGTGGTACAGACGTATTTGTCCATAAGTATTTAGGCCCTGCTAATCCAGATGAAGCAGATGCAACTCCTAGTCAACCTAGGTATAATGCTGTAAAGGAAACAAATATACAAGATATGCTGTTCCTTGAAAATAGGGACAGAAAGTACGATCCAGACATATACGTAATACGTGGCATTTACAACGTTGCTGATATTGACTTTGATATGAGTCAATTTGGATTATTCTTGCAAAACGATGTATTGTTCATGACAATACCTATCAACTATAGTGTAAAAACACTAGGGCGTAAAATTATGCCTGGTGATGTTATAGAGCTTCCACACCTAAAAGATGAATATGCTCTTAATGATTATCAGGTAGCACTAAAACGTTTCTATGTAGTTGAAGATGTAAACAGAGCGGCAGAAGGATTTTCACAAAGTTGGTATCCACATCTTTATAGAGTAAAGATGAAACAAATTGTTGACTCACAAGAATTTAAAGAAATACTTGATTTACCAGCAGAAGAAGGAAGTACAAATACTTTACGTGATGTGCTTTCAACTTACGAAAAAGAAATGCAAATTAATAATGCTGTTCTAAATCAAGCTGAAGCAGACGCAGGTAAATCAGGATACGAAACACAACAATTATACACTTTGCAAGTTGACAAAACAGGTAAACCTGAACTTGTTACTACTGATACAAGTACAATGGATGTTTCTCAAGCTAACTTACTTGCAGACAGAGTTAATCAAACACCAGAAAGATCAGGATATGATGGTTACTTATTAGGTGATGGTATTGCACCAAACGGAGAAGCATTTGGTCATGGATCAAGTTTTCCTTTGAATCAAATTAAAGGTGATTATTTTTTAAGGACAGATTTTATGCCAAATAGATTATTTAGATATGATGGGCAACGTTGGACCAAAATGGAAGATGCTGTTAGAGTTAATATGTCTAACACTGATACTAAGAATACACAAAAAGGTACATTTATTAATAATACAACAACTGCTAATATCGGCGGAGAAACTGTTAAAGAAAGACAACCTGTCAGTAAAGCATTAAAGCCAAGGAGCGATAACTAATGCAACATTTTTATGATGGACAAATAAGAAGATATATCACTCAACTAATTAGGTTGATGAGTAATTTTTCTTATGCTGATGGTAAAGGTGCTTTAGTACAAGTTCCTGTTATGTACGGAGATATTACACGTCAAGTAGGACATATAATAAGAGATAATTCAGAAAATAAAATACCTTCTGCTCCACGTATAGGTTTATATGTTACTGGTATGGAGATGGATAGAACTAGAACTGCTGATGCAACTTACACAGGAAAAATACATTTAAGAGAACGTGAGTATGATAGTACAGGTAAAGAATATTTAAACACACAAGGTAAAAATTATACAGTAGAACGTTTAATGCCTACACCTTACATACTTCAAGTTAGTGCAGATATATGGTCAACTAATACTGAACAAAAATTACAAATATTAGAACAAATATTAATGTTGTTTAATCCTAGTTTAGAAATACAAACAACAGACAACTATGTTGATTGGACTTCTTTATCAGTTGTTAATTTAGAAAACATTAACTTTAGTTCAAGAAGTATTCCTGTAGGAACAGAATCTGATATTGATGTTTCAACTTTAGGATTTAGCACACCAATTTATATTAGTCCACCTGCAAAAGTTAAAAAGTTAGGTGTTATTACAAATGTTATAATGAGTATTTTTGATGAAAGCAAAGGTACTATTGACCTTAGTAATAGTATGCCTGAATTACAAGCATACGATGATAGTTATGCAAATACAATGAAAGGTTCAGATACATCAACAGTTGGTAAATCGGGTATGGGTAAATCAAGCAAGTCAACAGCAAACTTGGCAGTATCAACTGCGGCTGGTTATGATGCAATAGTTCTTAACAATGTTGTACAATTAGGTAAGAATGGTATTGCTGGTGAAATAAACTGGCGTGAAGTATTAGATAGCGAACCTGGTACATATAGAGCTTCATTAAGTAAAATTTATTTAGATAGAGCAGGATTTACAAGTCCGGTTGTAGGAACGTTTGCTCTTAATAGTTTAGATGAAACACAAATTATAGTTAATTGGGACGAAGATACTATACCTACAAACACAGTTATAGTTGGTCCACAAACAACTAAAGGAACTATTGATTATATCATAGATCCATTAAAAACTAATCCAACAAATATCAAAGGTGATGGTATAAGAGTACTATTACTAGGAGATATAGGATCAAAAGAAAATACTGATGGTCCTGATGCTTGGAAAGGTGCGGCTGGCGACCTTATTGCTAATGAAAATGATATTATTGAATGGGATGGAAATGATTGGAGAATTGTTTTTGACGCAAGTGCAAACAGTGGCGAAGATTCAACGTTAGCAACACCAACATATACAACCAATTTAAATACAGGTATCCAATACAAATGGGACGGTCAGGAATGGATGCTGACGTTCGAAGGAGAGTATCGAAAAGGAACCTGGCGTCTAGTACTCTAAATAAGTAGTTATATGAGTAAGATTATTTGCAGTGGTGCCCTCTTCTATACACTAGACACACAAAGATTTTTGTTTCTGCATAGAACACAAAGCAGACAAGCTGATGTTTGGGGTTTAGTTGGTGGAACAAATGAATCGGAAGAAATTCCATATAAAGCTCTATTGCGAGAAATACAAGAAGAAGTAGGCGATACACCTGACATAATCAAATCAATTCCCTTAGAAACCTTTGTAAGTAATGATGAAAAATTTAATTTTCACACTTATCTATGTGTGATAAAAAATGAATTTATTCCAAAATTAAATGGAGAACACAACGGCTATGCTTGGGTAAGTTTTGGTAATTGGCCAAAGCCATTACACCAAGGATTACGTAATACATTACAAAGCAAATCAAATCTTACAAAACTACAAACTGTATTTCAACTAGTATCTTTGATGGAGAAGTAAATGATAAAAGTCTATGGCGATGTTATGCTTGATCGATGGATTGTTGGTGAAGCAAATAGGATGTCACCAGAAGCACCTGTGCCTGTGTTGTTAGAAGATCATCAAGAATGGTCAATAGGTGGTGCTGGTAACTTGGCACTTAACATAAAAAGTTTAGGTTCTGATGTAACTTTAGTAAGTGTTACAGGCAAAGACAAAGAAGGTTATAGATTATTAGATCTTTTACAAGAAACAAATTTAGAATGTGCGTTAAGTGGTGACTTAGAAACTACAACTACAAAAACAAGACTTGTTGCAAAAGGTGGACAACACATTGTACGTTGGGATAGAGAAACAATATACGAAGGTGATCAATCAATTGATAGGTTGAATGCAACTATTAAAAAAGGCGATATTGTTTGTATAAGTGATTACGCAAAAGGAACCGTAAGACGAGATACAATAGGAAATTTATTAGACAAAGATATAAAAATTTTAGTTGATCCTAAACAAGATTCATTATTTTATAACGGAGCATTTTTAGTAAAACCTAATATGCAAGAATACGAAGCATGGTTTGGTGCTTGGGATAAAGATACTGCACTATATGAAATGCGTAGAATGAATTGGACATGGTTAGTTGTTACAGATGGTGCAAAAGGTATGCACGTTCTTAACAGCGACGGTGACTATGAACATTATGTAGAACCTGTAAAAGAAGTTGCTGATGTAACTGGTGCAGGAGATACTGTAATGGCAGTTATTGCCTATGGCATTGATAAAGGTATGAACATATTTGAAGCCTGTAAAATGGCTTGTTATGCCGCGGCTAGAATAGTAGAAAAACGTGGTGTTGCAATAATACAACAAGACGATTTGGAACGCAATATCGTATGGACTAATGGAGTGTTTGATATACTGCATACTGGCCATTTAAAGCTACTTAGACACGCACACACGCTTGGAAAACGCCTTGTGGTGGGCATTAATAGTGATTCCTCAGTAAAGCGTTTAAAAGGCGAATTAAGACCCATTAACGACCAAGAAACACGTAAAGAAGCATTACTTAATTTAGGATTTGTAGACGATGTAATTATATTTGAAGAAGATACACCATACGAAATAATCAAGGAAATACAACCAGACATTATTGTAAAAGGTGGTGATTATACTACCAAAACAGTTGTAGGAAATGACATTGCCAAAGTAGATATTTTTCCTATTATAAAAGGTTACAGTACAACAGATTCAATTGAAAAAATTAGACAACAACAAGATCCAAGACATAATCAACCAGCATTCAAAGGTGGAAGATGAGAATATTAGTTACAGGACACAAAGGATTTATAGGAAAAAATTTATGTGCATACTTGCAACATAAAGGACATCAAGTTGAAGGCTTTGAATGGGAAATAAACAAGGTACCTGATCCTGCACCATATGATAGGGTAATACATTTAGGAGCAATTAGTTCAACTACAGAAAGAGATGTTGAAAAAATCCTAATGCAAAACTTAGAATTTAGTCAAAGGCTTTTACAATTATGTAATGAAAACGGTACAACTTTTATGTATGCCTCAAGTGCAAGTGTATATGGTGATGTACAAGCATACAAAGATATAAAAGCTATAAAAGAAACTGATCCTGTATATCCTATGAGTCCTTATGCTTGGAGCAAGTATCTATTTGATAAACTTGTAATGGAAATACCTGAATACATGATTAACGTGCAAGGATTTAGAATCTTTAATGCGTATGGTCAAGGAGAAGAACACAAAGGCGAACAACAAAGTGTCTTTGGCAAGTTTGATTTACAAGCTAAAAATCTTAGAAAGATTAAATTGTTTGAAGGTAGCGATGGCATACACAGAGATTTTATTTGGGTTGGGGATATATGTCAAATTATAGAAAAATTTATAGACGTAGATGAAACAGGAATTTGGAATTTAGGAACAGGTGTAGCACCTACATTTACTGATATAGCTAAAGGTTATGCAGAAATACATGGTGCAGAAATTGAGTATATACCTATGCCTGCAAACTTAATTGGACAATATCAGTTCTATACGTGTGCAGATACTACAAAACTAATTAATAGTATAGGAAACTACAAGTTTAAGACTATACAGGAGTATATTAATGCCAGCAAGACATAGTGGTAAGGTAGACAAAGGTTGGGGATATGAATTAATTTGGGCAACCAACGATTTATACTGTGGAAAAATTATGGTATTTGAAAAACAAGGCTCCAAAATGTCTATGCACTTTCATAAAGAAAAAGACGAAAGTTGGTTTGTAAACCAAGGTAGTTTTAAATTAAGATATATCGATACTCAAACTGCTACACCAATGGAAGTTGTTATTAAAGCAGGTGATACTTGGAGAAATCCTCCATTGATGCCACATCAACTTGAAGCAATTGAACCAGGTAGTTCAATTACTGAAGTTAGTACTCCAGATTCAATCGAAGACAACTATAGAATAGTGCCTGGTGACAGTCAAGACGTGAAAGAGCCAGATGCTAATATACAAGAAACAGCTCAACCACAACAAGGATAGTTTTATCCACCAATCAAAATTTTTAGCAAATCAAATTGCTAACGAAATCGCTATACCTAATGGATTAGCAAACACACCACATCCTAGCTTATGTACTGCTTGTAGCCCACATTACAATTTGTTTACAAGCACAATGCCAGAAATATATTCTTTATACAAAGACATTCAAGAATTTTTTAAAACAGAAGTACATCACGATACTAGACAAGGTTATTGGATAGTAGGCTGGTTAAACTATTGGCCTAATAAAGGTGAGGTATTAAACTGGCATGGACACGACTATGGTGGAGGTACCGATTGCTTTCATGGTATATTTGGAGTAAACTGTGAACCAAGTTATGCAGAATATAGAGAAATAGGTGCAGAAGACATAGAAAAAATTGAAAATAAAAACGGTCAATTACTAATTACACATTCAACTAATATGGAACATAGAATAAGTGATTGGAATGAAGATGATCCACGAATAACTATCGCATTTAACATTCAACCTATTGATACTATGCTACAACATATCCAGACACCTAAAGTTAATCCGGCAAATAAGGTCGGTTTACAATTACATCAAGACAATTTAAGAATGAATCAACCTGGTAATTTTATGCCAGGTGGTAACCCATTAAACTATTACGTGCCGATATAATGAAATACGAAAATATATTCCCAACTGGTATACTTGTACATGATGTTCCTGTATGGGTAGCTAATCAAGTAGAAAAACTTATAGAAGAACGTGTAGACAAATTACAAAGACCAGATGACAATGCTCCTCACGCCACGGATTATTTTGAAAAAGAAAAAGTTATAGATCTAAAATATGATACACCTGAACTCATGTCTGAAATAGATATGTGTGTTAGAGATTATCAAAATAAAAATGCAATGAATAGAATACATGAAGGATATTCATATAACTGGTGGACACAAGATTACAAGGAAGGTGATATTCATAATGAACATCATCATAACGTAGGACAAATTAGTGGTGTATATTATGTACGTGCTAACGAAAGTGCAGGTGGAATAATGTTCAGAAATCCAAATCCTTTTGTTGAATATGGACACACAATGAGAGAAGCATCACCTTACTCTTGGCAAGAATATGTATATCAACCTGTCAAAGGAAGAATATTAATGTTTCCTAGTTATTTGAAACATACAGTTTTACCTAGTGGAAAAGATTGTATTAGAACTGTTATTGCTTTCAACGTAAAATAATTACGCCTGAGCTTCACCCCAACGTATAATAATGTTCGCATTGGTATCTGCACCCGCCGCCTTATAAACGTTAATTGCTAAAACGTCAGGTCCATTCGGGAACGTACCTCTACCACCTAGTGTAGTATTAGTTAACTCTTTCAATGTACCTAAATCCAAGACCGAAGTTGAACCTGGTGTAGCAATAAATGAAAATACTGTTTCACCTGGCTGTGCGTAAGGTGGTTGACCGAAT